GTGCAACTACCGGATCATATCCATTATATCAATCCCGTCTTGCGGCAGAATCTGTTTCTTGGGGTGTGGGACAATCTACAGCATTTACATACGGAGGAGTCACTTACTTCATGCCATCTGGAACTTTCGTTACCACATTTACTGGTAATGATTATAGTTTAGATGCAACATATCAGTTGGATGGAGAAACATATCGATATGATGAGGCAGTTTATTCTCCTGACGGGGAAGGTAATACATATTATCCATTGTATTTCGCAGAGGCTGATGCTATCGCTGGTGGTGATGGCACTGCCTCATCTATGACATTGCCTTTTGCCAATCCATCTACTGGATTGTCTCAGACAACTTTCTTTATTGCAAATGGTGTTACTTTACTTACTGATTATGTTCCAGGAGTATCTGATGTTGAAAAACTGATTGTTGATGCTCACTATCCATTATATCTGACTGCTGCATCGGCTATAAAAGAGTCCCCAACAAATAGTTACACCCCATATACCCTTAGTGGCACAATTTATTTCATGCCTAATGATGTTCTTTATGAAACATTTATTGGAACTTTAGGAAAGTTGAATAATAGAACAGATGTTATGAATACTGAGAAGAAATTTGATTTCTCAGGACTTCTTAATACTGACACTTCTAGTAATTGGTGGTGTAAAGTTGCTGCCGGTAAGAACTTTATTGCAGTTGCTGCATATAATAATAGTGATATCTTAATACTTGATTATGATATGAATCATTTATATACTATAAACTCTGGAAGCGGCTGGGGTAATTATACATATGGACAGGAGATGAAGTGGGCTCCAGAAACATGTGATAATCCAGATGTCTTATATGTCGGAGATCATAAGTATTCTGATAGTTCTTATGGACGTTATGGTAGAGTTTATAGATATGACTGTTCCTTAGGCAGCGAATCAGCTGTACAAGGTTCTATGAGTTATATTTACGACATATATGGTAGTTCCTATCGTGATTTTGGAAAAGCATTTGACGTTTCTGATAATTATCTGTTTGTTGGTTCCCCTGGTTATTATCCATCAACTTTACTGTATGAGAATCCACAACATGGAAGTCTTATAAGTTCTTCTCTTCTGAAGAGACGCGATACTGGAACCAGATATTATTACCTTGGAGAAAGTGTTGCAATATCAGCAGATCGTGAGGATGGTAAACCTGATATGTTTGCGGCTGCTGAACCATATAACTATAGATATGGTAGAATTAGATTCTATGGACCTGATCTTAGTGGTGAAACAACTAGTAACGGTGCTCGTTATCAGCACTATAAAGGAAATATGTTCTTCAAGGAGGATGAATATGGTAATCGCTACTTAGTTAACTTTAACTTCGATTACTATAGTAATCTATATGAAAGATATTATCAGGATGCTTATCTGTTTAGGGTTGACAATTATCATTCACCATCTAGTAGAGCTGCAAAATCTCTAAGCACATTATATTACCAACAAACCCCTTCATATGGTACTGTGAAGATGTTTGGCAAACAATCAGGAATTGCTGCCACAGGGAAAGGTGATGCAAATGGATCATTAGCAGATGGCACCTATATCTCTGGTTGTGGTGCAATATACCTGTGGGATTGGGCAGTGACTTACAGTAGTCCATATTTTAGTATGGATATTAAGTATGGTGATGATAATAAAGTATGGGCAATTAACCCAAATTCTACTGTAGATGCACGTAATGGTGTTAAGTTTGGATTTGTTGGCTCTTGGGATATGGACCATGAGATGAAATACATATGGGCAGCAACTGTAGATCATAAGCTCTTTAGATATTCCTTCAATGCAGTGTTTGCTGGAGAACCTCAGGCAGTTGAGGGATACTATCCTGTATATTCATTTGAGCCAGATTCAAATGATGTTTCTCCAACAAAAACTTCTACCATGATAGAACTTGGGGGACAATATTGGTTCCAACCAAATAATGTTACATTTAAAACATGGCAGGGAGATTTTGATCCAGCGACAGCTGAAACTGGACCTTTTGCTATGGATGGACACTATCCATTATATGTACTTCAATCTAGTGCATTAGAAGCAGGTCAAGCAGGTGCTGAGACTTCAGTATATACAGCTAGTGATGGAATTGGATACTTTGTTCCTGGTGGAATTACAACTTGGGATGGAGATTATGATCCAGCAACAGCTGAAACTGGACCTCTTGTTATTGATGGTCATTATCCGCTCTACTTAACTTCTAGTGGTGCATTGGCTGCAAGTCAAGCATTTAGTAATAATCCTGGAGTTGAAAGAGTAGAGGTTAATAATCTCACTTACTTTATGCCAGCAAATGTTTCATATGAGACTTGGAGTAATGGTGGTTATTCCGATTCTACTCCACTTGCCGTAAGTGGTTACTATCCAGTATTTAAATCAGAATTGGGTGCAAAGACTGAAGCTTTGACAGCTCATGCTCTCGTAGGCTCGGATGTAGAGGCCACTACTCAGCACTATACGTTAAATAATGTCACTTACTATATGCCAACTGGAGTGCCATATACAACATGGACAGGAGATTATGATGCTTCAACATCAGATGTAACTCCATTAAATGTTAATGGATATTATCCAATGAATCTGACTCATGCAACAGCAAAGGCATCTGGATTTGGTGGAGTTGGGACAGTAGCTATTGATGGTGCTTTATATTATTATGCTACCAATGGTTTAAAAGTTTGGCTTGGGGATTATAATCCTCAAACATCAGATATCGAACCAATGGCTGTTGAGGGATATTATCCACTTTACTACACATCTACATCGGCTGGAGAAAATGCTCAGCAAATAATATTTGGAGATCAAGTATATTATTTGAAAGTTGATGGCAATGAGATCAGAGGATCTTATGGTAGATATGAATATGCTGATGTTATTGAAAACTCTGTGAAGATTTCATCTTCTACTCTAACTGATTATGATATCACATCTCCATCGCGAGTTGTTGTTGGTGAAGGATACATTGTTTTGGGCAGCACTAGTCAGAATAGTAGCAGGGGTATGATATCTGTATATAATTATGATGGAGAATTCCAATGGTCAGCTTTTGCCCCATATGGTCTTACATATAACAATCAATTATTTGGATCTGCTTTATCTATTTACAAAGGTAAGTTGTTTATTGGAGAATCTAAACATGGTAACTCTAATGCCCAATATGGTGCAGTGCATGTTTATAATTTGTCTAAAACTCCAGTGACAGTACCATCATATACATCTAATAGAGAATATATGGGAGTGTCAAGTAGTGATTATCGGAATAGTGGAATGCTCCGTCAAGGTGATTTTGTAAAACTCAATGGTCCCGGTGGAATACCTATCGCAAACCGCTCACACCTTTCCTACTTTGGGGCGAATATAGCTACAGGACATGGATTAGTTGCAGTTAAAGCAAATGGTCAAGTAAATCCCGATTCTAGCAAGACAGTAAAAGGAATAGTGTGTGTTTATGACGCCGAAACTTTAGAATGGAAGTTTAATATTGACAACAGGCAACAAATTCACAATTCCTACTTTGGTCTGGACATTGCAATAGGATGTGGAGTAATTGCAGTTACCGAATATGATGTTGTACAAGTTTATGATCTTGAAGGAAACTTCATTACTACAGTATATCCATATAATAATTCAAATCTTCGGGTCGCTTATGATAAATTTGGACAGTCGATTAGTATTGATGGTGAATATATGATTGTTGGTCAAAGTGAAGCTCACGAGACTGGCGTAAGTATGGGTGGTGTTATTCATGTATTTAACATTAACTCAATCAAGAATGGAACATATGATCCTAATTCTACAGATGATGTTATGCTGTGGGGACCACCTCATAGGGTTGCTAATTCACTCTTTGGATACAGTGGTATTCACGCTTATGGCAGATTTTGGTCAGGCCATGCTTATGCAGCGGGAACAGATTCATCTGGAACTTCTGTTGCTAATGCTGGTGGTTTATACTCATATGATGTTGATGGAAATCGCCCAAGTTACGGTACAATAATTAATAGTGCCGATGCATGGCAACCATCTGGTACTGAACTTGATGGCATCTCTAGTAGCGTTGTTCCCAGATTTGGTTCAGCTGTCGCATATAAAGATGGCGTACTTGTTGTTGGTGGATATCAGGGATATGATAGTTCTAGAGGCACCGGAGGATATTATAAGATATACAGATTAGCGCCTGAAACATTTAGTATTGCTGATGAAGCTACTGTAAGTGAAATCGTGGAAGGTGCAGATAGTGCAAATGTTTCTGATATGACTCTTGACACTTCTCCATCAATTAGTTTGTTCTTATCTACACATAGACATCAATTGACAGATAGACCAACTGATATGGAAGAGTATACTCCAGCGACTACTGCTATTAACAGCGTTACTACGGTTCTTTCTCCGTCTACTGTAAATGGAACACAACTTTATAAAATCCAATTCGAGAACCATCGTCCTACAACTAATGGCACTGATTATCTTGATCCCGAGCCAGATGAAACAATTGTTCGTCACTTTAGAGATGGCGAAAGAGTGCAAAATATGCAAGGAACTGCATCTGGAACGATCTATAGCGTTCGTGCTAACTTAGCAGATGGTGGCGGTTCTGGTTCTGACTACATGAATGTGTATGATACAACTGGAACTTTCAGTGTTGGCGATTCTGTTCGACTTGTTGGAACCAAGAAAAAAGACAATGAACTTGCACGAAATTGGGTCAAGGTTGCTACCCAGCAGATTGAAAAATTCTACTTTATTAAGCATATTGGAAATGGCGTAATTCTTGCCGGATCTGGTGACATGGATAGCAGCGGAATATCAAATGCTAACCTTAATTCTAGAAGGCTGTTTAGATCAGATGATTATGGTACTACTTGGAGTGTAATGGATCCAGCAGCTGAACTTGGACATCCTGTCGCTGATGATATGGTTAAGACAGCATATATACCTTTCATGTATACTGCATGTGAAGATCTGGGAGGCGGTAAGGCACTCATTGCTGTCGGTAACGATAGTCAAAGACATGATTATATGGATATGATTCCATATATGTTGAGAACTGAGGATTATGGATTAACTTGGTCTATTGTTGAACCAATTGCTCCAGTGAATACTCCTCCCGATACTATTGAATATGGAGGTGTCTATGTAGAATGGATGAAACAGATTAAAGCAATCAGACACCTTGGAAATGGTGTAGTTCTTGCTGGAGTTGGTGAGCATACTGTTCATGGACCTCGTGCATATTATGAGCAAACTTATCGTGCTGGATTGCTTGTTAGATCTACTGATTATGGTCAAACTTGGACTCCAATCAAATATAAAAATGATGATTTTGCATCAAATTCTATAGGTATTAGATCATTCTCTATTAATGAGATCAATGGTGAATGGTGGATGGCATCCTATGAGGGATCATGGGCTCCAGGTAATGACTATTCTCCGGTATTACATAGATCTTCAGATGAGGGTCTTACTTGGACAGAAGAAAGACCAACAGATGTTTATGCATTGCATAGTGGAGAACTTTCTAATAATTCCCATGCTCCTTTCATAGATAGCATGATTCAGCTGGATAACGGTACAATTCTAATTTCTCAAGGTGGATCACCTGGAACCAGCAGTGGGCGTATATATCGTTACTCCGATCCAACAACTTTCCCATTATCGGGTTCAGATCAGAAATCTATACCAAATAGTATTCTTATAGATGCTATGGAATTGACTGAATTGTCAGATCTCCCAGGATATGTTATTGCAACATCAAAATCTGGTTCGCCTGGTTACGCTATTGTCGCATTATCTAGAAATTATGGTGGAAGTTGGGAAGTTATGAACGATGTCGCTTCAACTGGCGTTGGAGATCATACTAAGTATGCTTTAGGCAAGGATGCGTTTAGATCATTTGTAGCTGAATATGTTGGAAATGGTAGAATTATTGCTGGATCTGGTGGCAATGCGACTATGGTCGGTAGTACTAGCTCCAAACTTACAGAAAATGTTGGTAAGAAATTCGAACCTATGAATTATGGCCATCTGTGGGTCAGTGATATGGATTCAAATTATCTTGAAAAAATTGGCAGAACTATCCTGATAGATCTTGGTGAGGATAATCTTGTTGGTAATGGAGATAGTATTCATATTGATTTTGATCAATATATCAGCAAACTTGATGGTATGGAAGGTAAAATGAAGTTTTATGATGCAAATGGACTTGAAATCGTGACAGGTGATCATAGTGATCCTACAACAGAAATTAAGATCAAGAATTCTACTGGAGTTTCTAATATTGGGGATCATTTGGTAAGTGTTAGATCTGGTGATACTGTCCCTGGATATCATGATTACTTTGGAGGGACACGCCCCAACACTATTACTGGATTGAACCGATTAAGTAATATGCTTGATGGATCTTTCAGAACTTACTTTGAATTTGTGCTTAGTGAGGAAGAGAGATGCCCATATCCTTCAGGATGGACTCGTACTGCAGCTCAGGTAGCTGGAGATGAACCAACAACATGGTATAACTATGGGTACGAGGACATTACTTGGTATGACTTCTCTCCAGGATCTATGCCATGGCTGGGTAATGATGATGACACTGATAACAGAACCCGTTACTATTTCTGGATATGGTATCAAATCAGTCGTCAGAGTGATTTCAAATATATGTTGGTATTTGAGGATAAAGACGGTAATGAAAAATGGTTGGAGGGGAATATGATGCAGAGTTACACAACTGCAAATGAAGTTGATGATATAGGATGGCGATTGAGTAACCACAATCTTTTTGGACATCGTCTTAAGTCCATTGCATTTTACGCTGGCAGTAATGATCGGACAGTAATGAAGATATTTGGATTTGGTGGAACTCCTGAAGGAAGTGTTTATGAATACTATGATGATCGTAAATTGTTTGGACCATATAATGATCACGATTCTGTTGATTACTATGCAGTGGGACAATACTCAACAATCTCTGATCAGAATTCTAGTTATGGACCAAGTTTATTTACTCAAAAGAGATTGAGGCTTGAAATTGAATCTACTACAAGAAAAGCTAGATATCTTAGAATTCCAGTGATTGATGTACAAGCGATTAGAGATATTGGTATTGAGTAAAATCATAAAATTTCTAATCGGAGAGGGGCATATGCCCCTCTTTTTTTATGCCGTGCAATATTTTCAATTTTGTGCTACAATTGTAGTTGTTACCAAAAGGATCTCATGAAAGATCAGAACTCGATCACAGATAATGAATCTAAACAAGATAAATGGAATCGTGGATTGGATCTCTTTGTAGAATCTGTTTTGAAACCAGACCCAGCATTGCGTCAATGCGCTCATAATCAGTTATGTTACCATGAACTCATGGATGTTCGTGCTGATGTGCTAAATTATCTTGCTACCAAACGTTGGCACTAATTCTTATGAAAGATTCAAAAAAATTTCCATATGAAACTTTTCCTTGGAGAATGGTATATAATGGTACTGTATATCATTTCCAACATGATTCTCACATGAGAAAAATGATTGAACGATATAACATTAAGAAAAAAGATGCCGTTATTGAACATAAAGATGGAAAATCCTTTGTCTTTCGTAAAAAATACAAGAAAAACATATGACAAATTTCATCAGATTGTTGTAACTGAGGTTCAGGTGCAATTTGATGATGAAAACCCAACATGGATCCCCTATTCAACATTAATGGGCATTCAGAAATGGTTAAATAAGGTATATTAGGTCCTTTACCATGATTAAAATTATTAAAAAAATTTTTGAACCCACGGTAAAGTGGGATGATGATAGTCTCTTAGACTACATATTAGAACTCGAAGATCGCGTCGAAGTTTTGGAGGAAGAAAATCTTAATTTCCGAACATCCATTTATGAAATGGAGTCTAGGTTGGAAACAAAAATTAATAATATTCATCCTGTTACATATAATATTCAAGGAGGGGACAATGTATGAAGAGCTAAATTGTTTTGAAGAGGCACTTAAGCATTTTGGAACTCGTGTTGAAATTATTACTGCCATGGAAATGGCAAGAAAACTTTCAGCTGAGGAAGCATACCAAATGATTAAGGATGAACTCAAGGAGGTAAAAAAGTGTCGTAAGGAATTCAAGAAAAATTCAGATACGCTATATGGGTGATTGCCAACGGTCAACCCATGTGCTACAATAATCAAGGAGAGAAAAATATGTTTATGCCAGATTTAGATTTGTTATCACATGAACATAAAGAAGCATTAGCAGAGGATTGTGAAGATTATCTGCTACATAGAAGTATCCCCCTTATTTCGCATTCTTATGACACAATCATTCGACAAGCATTCAAAGAAGGATATCGATTTGAAAAATTTGATAGACCAATCCGTTTCAACTGAATTTTGGCAGCAAGTTGAGCAAGAGTGTAAAGAACATGAAATTACGGTTGACTACTATCTAATGGAGTTTTACACATCATGACAGACGAAGATCGCCTCAGATCTTCAATTCATCTTATAGACGAATTAACCTCTCTACTTCTTCCGAATAGAAGTAGGGGTTTTTTGTTTTTTCGCCTATTGAGTGTTAAAGATGAATTGGAGAGTCAATTGAACCAATTGACAAAATCTAAATCTTGAACTAAAATCTAAAGGTAATTTACAGAAGCAAATGGCACCAAAGTTTTTCTACATTGTCAATCATTTTGTACCATTTCCTACGTCTGAATATGGAGGTATTTGGAATGTAATTGCAGAAAGTGATGAGGAATGTTTTGATCTCATTGCTGAGCAAGACGAAAGCTATAATGAGCAATATTATGGTCAGCTTCGTGAAAATATTATGAAGTCGATGAATTATGAATTGGCAGAAGATCTTGATTCTTGTATTGTTGAGGAGTTTACAACATGATTGGAAATTTTGAACCCGAGGAAAATGTTATGAGTAAATGGAAAGTAAAACCAGATGCTATTATTGATTATCAAGATCATCTGAAGCGCGGTAATGTTTGGAGAGTTGAAATAGAATTAGCGATGCAAGATACTCCTGGTGATGATTATAATTATTATCGTGTGGAGGTACATGTCGTATCACCTACACGAGATCTTGCATCATATATTGTATCCACAATGTATCCTGATTATGAATCACTCTCTGTCGATGACTACCCAATGCAACCAGAACTTGAGTATTCCTGATGATTTCCCCCATCAACCCCCGGAAGGTTACACCTATGAGGTCAAAGATTTTAAACGCAATATTATTAGTATATGGCTTGTCAATCATGGTAATTTTAGTTACACTAATGACAAACCAAAGACGATCTGGGGATTTTACAACACAAAGCAGGGAGAGTATTCAGCGCCTATTAGCTCCACCAAGTGTGGAAATAAGGTAGACATCTCAGATACTCGTCCTTACACTGCTATGCAATTGAATTTGACCCCATTGGAGTTGGCATATGTATAAACCAATCGTCAATGATTATGTTAGATGGGATGCCAAAAATGTAGAAGGTTGGGTCTACTATGTTGATAATGAGAATGAATATATCACTATTGAGATAGCAGTCAGAGATAAACTTCCACATCAACTTGATGCTGGAACATATCATAGAAAAAATCATGTACTAATTATTTGTCAAAATTATTATTGGCATGAATTAGTATTTTTAAAATCAAGATCAAACGCAAAATCGGAGGATCATGTCTAGTCGTAAAGAAGCAAAAAGAGCACGTCGCCCTGACTTGCTAGAAAAGAGGGAGCGCCAACATCAAAAAGCAATTGAATTTAAGCAGGAACAGCAGAGAATTCAACAAGAGCGCATGAATGAACTTTTGGAGAGATATATGAAATCAGATGAATTCAAGCTCAGGGAAGCAGAAGCGAAAAAGGAATCTGAGGAAGGAAATGTGCCTGAAGAGACCGTGGACGCTGTAGAGGAGGTTCCAGAGGTGGTAGAGACGCCATTGAGTGAGGTGGAGGTAGTATAGTCACCTTCAGCGTCACCTTCAGCGTCATGACACATGGGTGGACACTATCTTCACTGTCACCTTCAGCGTCACCTTCAGCGTCATGATGTGGCATATTATGTCCACGGGGGATCACCTTCGTAGTCACCTTCGGCGTCATCATCAACCAACTGGTTATGCAAACCATCGACCTTGACCAGATCCAAGCAACTTTGTCTTCGATTCAGAGCATGCTTGAACAGCAACAATCCCAATCATATCAACTTGATTGGGATGGTTTTATCTATCAAGAATCCAAAAACTTTCTTTCAACCTATTATCCTTCAACAGCAGGTGAGGTTGCTAAAGAAATTGTCTCTGTTTTGAAAGAGTGCCGTTCTAGCAACAAGTACCATTCTTTTGTTGCTATGCACTTCCTTCTCGGTTCTTCCAACTCAATCGAGATTTGGAATTTCCTTCAACTCGTTTCTATCTCTGATCGCTTGGCACACTTCACTAAGAATCGTGTCAAGATGTATGATCTTCGTAAGAAACTTCAAAGCATCCAATCCCCATTGACTGCTAAGTTCTGTGCTCAGTTGTCTCAAGAAACTGGTTGTTCATTCTGAGGTGTTATGTCAGAAAAATTTCTCACAGAGGATCAAGTCGAAGAACTCATCAACTTCGACATGATGGAAGATCAAACAATCTTCGATCTAATTGAAGAAGGCGAAAAATTCGACCTTCAAAGGTACATTGATTCCGATTTCGATTATTAACCATGGATGAAACCTTAAATGTCCTGCATCACATGCAGGATTTGAGAAAAATCTGGAAGAATCAAGATTTCAGATACACCAAAGACCAGAAAGAGCAGTACGAGATGCTCTTACAAGCACGAAGAGAGCGTGTAGCGAGTTTCTACGAAAACGATCGAGTTTTCAAAGGACCGAGGATTGTGAAGGAAAAAGAAGTAGAGCAGGAAGAATAATTCCTGATTTGCTTCACCTTTCGCACGTTGCGTCTCAACTGTCTCGTGGATATGTTTTGTATGTCCACGAGATTTGTCTTCTGGACGTAAGTTAATCAAACTTCATCATGTTTCGTAAAGTCACTGTTCACCCCAGCAATTCCATTCGTTTCACACCAAGAGCGAAGGAAATCACTCAACAACTGAATGAGTTTCGCCGTGCTTATGGTGACGTTCCTTTTGAGATTATGGCAACAGTATTTAATCTGAATCTAACAAATTGTGCCCGCTATTACTACGGTATTCATCACTTTCAGGGTGGATATGCTAGTCGTACAAGTTACACACAAATGCGACAGGGTGCATGTGTTGATCTTTGAGTCACCTTCAGCGTCATCTTCAGGCACATAATAATCTTCATTGTCACCTTCAGTGTCATCATTAGCAAAATAATTTACCTTCAAAGTCACCTTCAGCGGCATGATTGATCTACGTCCATATCAGCGTCAAGCATGTGACGCAATGAAATCTCATCATCATGGGCAGATTATCATGCCCACAGGTGCTGGTAAGACCACTTGTATGGTGAAAGATTGTATCGACAGATTTGCTTCCCTTGGTGATACTCCAGGTAAGCATATTGTTGTTGCACCAAGAATTCTTCTTGCACAACAGTTATGTGAGGACTTCATCGAGAATGAAGTAAATGCTGCTGTGCTGCATGTGCATAGTGGTCAGACCAATCACATGAGTACTACAAATGTAAACTACATTCGCAGGTGGTCAAATCAAGCATATCATCATCAAATCTTTTTTACAACCTATCACTCGCTTAAGAAACTTCGGGAGGCAGGTATTCATGCAGACACAATCTATTTTGATGAAGCACACCACAGCATTAAGAGAAACTTTTTCCCTGGCACGGAACACTTTGCTGTTGATAGTAGTGACCGCTGCTATTTCTTCACTGCTACTCCTACCCACTCTAATGTTGCTCACTTACCTGGCATGAATGATACTGAGATATACGGAAATGTCTTGTATAGAATTGTTACAAAAAAACTTATCGACTCTGGATACATTTTGCCACCGGAATTGTCTGTCAGTTCATTCTCTAAGGTCAAAAAGAATGACCTTAATTATGAAATAGAGGCAGAAAACCTGGTCAAAACTATTGATAATGATGGCAAATCCAAGGTTCTGGTGTGTGCCAGGAGCACAAAACAGATGATGGGTATGCTTTATGGCACCAATCTCCGTCAGGAATTGAAATCCAGAGGATTTAATTGGTGCTCGATCACATCAAAGCACGGAGCAATCATCAACGATGTGAATGTTAGTCGAGATCGGTTCTTTGAAGTGTTAAAAGAATGGGGTGAATCAGACCGCCGCTTCATAATACTTCATTACAACATATTAACTGAGGGGATCAATATACCTTCTCTCGAATCAGTTGTTTTTCTGCGCTCGCCCAATGTAACAGCAGCGACACAATCTATCGGCAGAGTGTTGCGAATTGATTCGCATGGAGTGAATCTGAAGAATGTTGGCACCGTTAGTATTCCTGCCTACGATACGGTCGGAATCAATACCACACGAAACTTATCGGCAGTTATTGATTCAATTCACAAAGGTCAACACTTCACTCGCACAATCGGAAAAAAATGACAATGAATGAGCGATTCATTGTTCCCAAAACAGATTTTGATCTGGGAACTTATCGGGAACTGAAAGCAATCCTAGACGAAATTCCAGACGACTGTTTGGATAAACCAGTAATTATCTGTGATAAATCGATCGAAGACATCTACATCAGGGATGGGGTTAGTTATCCCACGCCGAATGGTGAAGAGTTTCGATCAGTCAGAGGCATCGGATTCACTGGATCTGGGTGTAAGAAACTCGGAGCAGATAACATGCTTCTGTATGTTGGAGATTGAAGTGCCAGTTCTTTTCATTTTCACTGGACTTCGTTTGGTGGTTGCATCATCGTGGTTGCTGATTCTTATTGAGGAAGCATACTACATTCAAAGTGTTTACTCTGAGTATTCATCATCCATTTGTAGTATGTCTTAACAATGCAAAATAAGCATCTGCATCATCCCGAGGATCTGGTCCTCGAAGGAGACCTTAGTGCTCTCAACATTTTCACTGATCCTGATGCGATTATCAGTTGCAAGATTGATGGTTCCCCAGCAATAGTCTGGGGCACTAATCCTGCTACGAGTAAATTCTTTGTTGGCACTAAATCTGTTTTCAATAAAGTAAAAATCAAGATCAATCATAGTCATGATGAAATTGATTTGAATCATTCTGGAGAGGTTGCTACGATTCTCCACTCATTGTTTGATAATCTTCCGAGAACTGATAGTATCATTCAAGGAGATTTTATTGGATTTGGTGGATGTAATCGGTATCAACCGAATACGATTGAATATGTATTCCCCCAGGTGCTGCATGAGAATGTTATCGTCGCCCCCCACACACAGTATAAGAGCGAAACGACGCTTCGAGGGGCGGTAGCATCACCCCTGCAATCAAAGTTAAATCATACAAATTCATGTAGATTCATTCAACCAGAGTGCTCAATTCACCCCTATAGGGATGATTTTGAACCTATTTGTAACTTTGCGAGGCAAATGTCCACCTTATGTAAGTTCGAGGACTCGAAGGGGGCAGCAAAGATCCGAAAATACATCAATTCTAAGATCAGGGCGGGCACACTGAATACCATGAAGGACGACGAAACTGCTAAGGATTTGAATGTTGACATCAATCTCATCAGATTGTGGAAGTTAGTATTATCAATGAAGATAGATCTGTTCATGTTTATTGCTGAACCAGAGCATGTATCAGATCCTGATTGTTACATAGATGGAGAACTTTCATTTCATGAGGGTTATGTACTGACATCAAAGCATGGGTCAATTAAACTCATTGATCGAGAGTCATTTTCCAGGAGCAATTTTCTCAAAGGAGGTTATACATGATCAATTAGTCGAAATTATTCTTCATTGTATCTGCATTTTTCTCCTACGACTAATGGAAACTTATCAAATCACGCTGACAATCAAAAGCGAAACTCATCCCCGAAAATGGATTGCAGAAACTATTAACGAAGTTCTTAATCCTGGTGAGGATATTGTGGACTACGAAATCATCCCTATTCTACTTCAAGAAAATGAGTAACAAAGAACACAATAACCTAAATAGTGTGTCAGGAGATAATAACAAAGGAGGTTCACCTTTGTCACAGTTGGACTACGATAAATCAATTCTTGAACTAAAACTTAGAAAAGAGACATTGCAGTCACAAATTATAGAAATTGATCAGACATTAGAGTATCTCATACAACAGCGTGATGAAATTGTAAATTGGAAAGGCAATAACATTGAGGAATTGTATAGAGATATTATTGGAATGGAGTATTGGGACTCGGATTTAGAATAGATTCTCTTTAGTTTTGCTATAGATGATACAAAAATCAACCTTGACATGAAGACAATGGGTTGCGCTGGGCAGTATTACTGCCTATCCTTCAAGAGCAATCTTAAAGGTCGGACCATGACCACTGCGGTTCCAGAATCATTTCCAATCATTTCTGAAACAAAAGTTTACAATCGAGATTTTTATAGTTTCAAACTATCTATTGCGGAAAAAGATGTCATTGATTGGTGTATCCAATCAGATGAAGATTATTCCATTGAAGCAATTCAAATCCGAAAAATCTTATTTTCGAGAGAAGTCACTTGGGACAAATCACAAACTAAAATTGTATTGCATTGTTTGAACAAGTGTATGAACATCTTTCAAGGTACAAAAGATGTTCACTCAAGGATGATGGAGCAAATATAGCAGTATGTTTCAGATGGGTTTCCATCAATCATTCGTATCACTATCATTCAGTTGTCCACTTTACCACTCAAATGTTTAATCGATTGAGATTATTTCACTTCTTCAATTCAACCGGAGAAGAGGTGCAGATTAGAGAAACATCGTTCGAGAAGGCAAAAGATCGTCTTCCTAAGTATTTTTATTGGGAGACATTTGCTGTGATGTAATTGTATTGGGGGGTTTGTATTCCTTGGGGGATCATTTAGGTCTCCCTTTTTTTATGTTTACCTTCGATAACATAATTGAATAATAAATATATGAGAATTGACTAATTCTAAATTACATTCTATAATAGAAAAGTAACCACCACTATCTGCAACTTATGCCATCATCCACTTATCATCGTTCACAAAAGAGTAAGTATCGAATCACATTAGAGATTGAAGCATTAGATGACTTCAACCCACACCAAATTGATTTTGCAAGAGCGTTCAAATTAGAGGGATCTGAGAGAGTTGTTAGTAGATATGTTGAAGATCTGAGTACACCAGATCGATATTTTGCTTGATCTGAGTTTAAGTATCTCGTCCTACAAATTAAGAATAGCAACTGACAGTCCACTGTGAACCTCATCCAGACACTTTAGTAATTGACACATAGTATAAACAACTACTTTCTAACACTTATGTCCGGTGTTGCTGAAGATTGCACACAGTTAAGTTTGGTTTTGACTAAATTAGAAAGGAAGTTTGAACAGACAAATTACCAGACACACTGACACACTGAATCGGTCGATCACTTAACGAAGGTATGTTTGCAAGCATCCCTTCGTTTTTTATTGCTTAAAAATCTCTATTTGTCCCTTTTCTACCATAGACAATAGACGAGAAATCATCGACGAGAAAGTAATACAATTATCACGACAGTATTCTTTAGCAGCATCATGTTCCTTTGGACTTAATGTTATTGAGATTCTGCGCTTTCGTTGTTTCATTGTAAAGAATGTTATGCGGCGATCTTGGGACGGAAAGCATCGAGTGTCAAGGTGCAGTGGACATCTCATGAACTGGACCACAATCATCCATATCGGTCTATACACAGGCATACTTGTGGTGGGGCAAGTTCCCCAGATCTTTCTATACCATTTGTTATGTCTATCGATCCAATCACTGGTCAACAACCATCTGTCGCAATGCAAGTCATCGATTTGCAGTTGCAACAAATCAGAAAAAATCCACCTGCACCAACGACTATTTCTCGATCGCTGTTCCTCACCAGCATGGCAATGAACGACGCTTTGGCGGCGTTCGATAAAAAGGAAGAAGGATTCGCAAGATCCTACAGAGCACGCAAATTTCAGGAGCACGACCAGAGCGACGTGGTTGCTGCTGCTGGTATTTCAATGCTTAAGCGGTTGTATCCCAATCAAAGAAAGTTCTTTAATGACCAATTAAAAGAACTAGCACCTGATCTTAGCAAAGAAGAGTTGAAATTAGGTCGCAAAGTTGCGAAAATGGCATACAAATCCCGTAAAAGTGATGGAATTGATAACAGTGTAGAGTTTTATCCTTCAGATTCGGGTGATATTAACGCCTGGCAACCGCCAAAAGTGCCCACGGGAGTTGTGGTGAACGACATTGGCACCCCGATTGCAACTGAAAATCCCGAATCTTACTACGTTCCTGGTGCTTTATCACCTGGGCACATGTATGTTCGTCCCGCAGTGATGGAAAGTGGTGATCAATTCCGTGCTCCAGCACCACCTAGGTACGGAAGTGACGACATGTATGTTGATGCTTTAGGAAATGTTTCTACGGAACATGATGCTTTCGTAAAACAATTCAAGGAAGTTGTTGATGTTCAGGCAAATATGACTCCATTTGATAAAACAACCGCAGAATACTGGGCGGATGGACCTATGTCAAGTACGCCTCCTGGACATTGGAATGAGATCAATATGGATCTTTGTCTCAAATACGGCAACGATTTGAAAGATGATGTGAAGTCAACTTTCCTACTTAATGCTGCATTGATGGATGCTGGCATTGCAGCATGGGACAGTAAGTATCACTGGGGTAAAAAAGGTTATGGCGTTCGTCCACAAACAGCAATTCGTAAACTGTTTGCTGATGATGAAATTCAAGGATGGAAAGGTCCAAACAAGGGCATTGATACCATCACAGGTTCTGAATGGCAACCGTATCAATCTCCCACATTTGTTACACCATCCTTCCCCGAGTTTGTATCAGGACACAGCACATTTAGTGCTGCTGCTGCTGAAGTATTGTCGAAATTTTATGGCAGCGATGAGTATTATGATGGTGTGTCAAAAGGTTACGATCACTATGGTGACGGCAAGCGTCATTTTGTAGGAGAATATACAACCACAGATCTGGTCTTTGAAGATTATGATGGTGAACCCATCACCCTTCGCTGGGACACTCTTCAAGATGCTGCTGATGATGCTGGTTGGTCTCGACTTCCCGGTGGAATCCATATTCAAGATGGAGACCTTCGTGGTAGAGAAATGGGACAACAAATTGGCGAGTTAGTGTATGAAACTCTTGCCTGATCATATTAGCAAGTTCTCCCTTTTCCTAAAACAATGAAAAAACTTCTACTCGACTACGATTTGATTGATTCACTTGTTCCTTTTAGTTTCGGGGCAATGACGATGGCGTTCATTTGTATCACTGGTCAGTTTGTATTCTTCAATCCTAATGCAAAAGATGAATGTAAACTGAAATCAGGAACACACACTCTGATCATCGCAGACACATTCCTGGGCGATGCTTACACCTGCCAACCTATCAAACAAGGTAAACTGCTGTGAGAGACAAATTGATCGATTGGAACAAAATTAACCCCAATTTGCTGGGTGATTATGATCTCGATAGCATATTTAACGCTATTGAAGAACACACTACGGTCGAACATGAGAGAGGAAGGTATAAAATAGAGTATGATCGCTTCAATTCTTGCTCGATTTGGTCGTCGCATGGGCAGGTTCTTGCCAGGGTGGGAAATAATATGATGGAAATTTGCTATCCTAACACTCCCGCTCATTACGCTCATGATGATCGATTGTGGGCATTGGTTAGGAACAACAACTGGAAACTCATGGATGTGTTTTTCCAATCATGCTATCTCACCACTCCACATAAAATTAGGTTCCTAAGAAAGCGCACTGATAGTAAAAATCCGTCTTACTTTCTTTATGTCGATGGTGAACCTGTCGGAGATTTTGACTCCATTTTTGCTACTAGGGAAAGAGTCGCCGGTCATCCCATTGGCACATTTAAGAAGAAAAGAGAAACCGAATTGTTCTCTTGGGCGACGGTTGCATGATCGTCACAGTCATCCTTGACTTTATATCCACATTCGCTCATAATGTATTATTACATCAATTCAATGGATTTTTATGAACTCTCACATTGAAACGCAGATGCTCAAATTCAACAATATATGCGAATGTTGGAATTACGTTATGAACTATGTTACAATTCTAAATGAAGATTATTTTAACAAAACTGGTAGGAGTGATCTTTGTTTCTGTTGCGAAATTCCAACTGGGAAGTACATCAAATTGATGGCAATCCATTCATCATTAGTAACTGCCAAGAATAAGGTCGGTAAAGAATTGCATTGTTACATCAATCATCAGACAGGCAATGTTTATTCTTCATGCGATCTCATCAAAGGCAATATCTTTGATGAATATCAGAGGGGAGAATTGTTTGAGAGAGCAGAATTTACTGGTGACTATTTGATGACTCATACGCAGAATAACAAAAGCATTGGGAGTAAACTTAGGGGAACAAAAGAAACTCCAAAGACGCTATATTCAAAAGAAGTTACTTCTAAATTTGTTGAGCGTGCTTCATTAAATCAATGGATGAAGCAAAAATCCAATTCTGTAAAGTGCTATGAAACTGTCAATCGATGATCTACAAAAGACAATCGAATTAGTCAAGCAATTTGCACCAGAAAATTCACAATGGGATAATACCATTGATGGTCTCCATGACTTGAATTGTCAAATAGGACAGCAACAAAAGTACATTCAAATTGTGGAGAATGTTGTCAAGCAACTTGATGGTGCTGTTACAAATACATATCTACATGAAGAAATGAAAATGACTTCTATAGAAAGATATAAGCAACTAAGGAAGTCCAATTTAGAGAATCGGACTATTCTATTGAAGACGATTCAGTCCCTCCAGACACTTCTCCCATGAGCAGAAAATCGTCACTTTCATACTCACATCTCCGCTCAATTTGGATCAAATTTTACATGCGTTTTGCTCTTCTCTTGTTCGTTGGTTTCGTTATCTGGAATCATGAACCGTCACGATCCTATCTCTCTCAACTCCTATTTTCCGCTGGTGAAATTGTTGCACCAGAAACTCAATCAGAATCCTTTGGAGAGCGTATTGGTGACGGAATTGACTCGATTCTGGGGAACAAATGACCCATACAATCATCTCTTTGATCAGTATTTTGATCATCATTCATAGTACATCTCACACAACAACTCATCGCATGTAATCCCATGACCAAGAAAACATTCATTCTCAGTTTATCTCAGATGCAGCGTACTCACATTAGACACGCACTGGAGAATAGTGTAATTCAAATGAAGCAGAACTATAACTCTGTTTCTCCACGAGACCAGGATCTTTTGCGGATCATGATTCGTGACCAGACCAACATGCAGCGGATGTTCTCATGATTCCATTTGAATATGTGCAACCGTCAAAGTCATTGGCGGAGGAGATAGAGTATTTCGTTTATACACCTATTCGTGGTGTATATGAGAAATATGCAACAATTTTTAGAATGAAAGATGACATATATGTTGTAGATTACTCAGAGACGGAACAAATATACTATACGACTGATTATACCAATGTAAGAAAGAATTTGGAACAGAATTATGGTGAATGGTTTGAAAAGTTTTTATTGAACAGATTGACCAGGAAACCAGTTGATCGAGTGTCACAGTGACCATGGACTGTAATAGTAAGATCTTTAGAATTTATATGTAAGAACTTTTCTTCCACATCAAGTGACATTTTTCACTCAATCCAGCACCACATCTTCAACTATTGAACCAACTTCGATCGATTCATTCACAAAAATCGATTGGGATCTCGTCAGGCAAAATGTTAAGGCATTTGACATTTATCGTCAACTTGCAAACCAAACTGGAATCTCTCTTCAGGAGTGCTTCTTCAATAACAAAGTGGATCTTTCACCATACGAGATCGAAGATCCAGAAATTCAAAACTATATTTCAAGTGTGCCTTTGTTTAGTGAATTGGAGAAAAAATATCCATTCACTATTGACCGTTCTAATTCTCTTTTCCCAACAACACACAGGAGAAACATTTCTAAAAATATGCTTGGATTGTCGATGGCAGTAAATAGTATTTGGAGGATGTTCCCGGTAATAAATGATAATGATCGTCAAATTTGTCTAAAGATGCTGAAGAATCGTCAGCATAGTCGAAGAGATAAAGTAATGCTTCAATCTTTTAATCGTATGGGGATTGTGTTGTGGGATCTTCTGATGATTAAAAAACATGAAAATAATGTGATGATTGACCAACTCCCCTGCAATCGTGATGCGTTCTTCAGGATTTTCGGTGAGTATGCACACAAGAACATTAAAACTGATAATGCTGTGAGGTATTCTATCAATTTGAACGGTCCTCAAATTTGGTTACTTTGTCAGGAAAATGTCATCGATCCGTTCTTAACTTATGAAGAAGCAGAAAAACTTGTATATTGTGTTCATAAGCATGGCATTGAATGTGTAATCGAAAATAAGAAATCTCTGTTCTGATTACACAAATGCCCCAGAAAAATCTGGGGCAGTTTCATTTTCGCTTTTTTCACCATGTTCGATTCAATCATGCAACTCTCCCATCAAGGCGTCGTTCGAGAATACATGCCTACAGCATGTTGGTCAATGATTTGGGACGCTATGTGTGAACATGGCGAAGAATTATCACCAGCAGACGAGAAGATCTACGCTGATGCAATGTCTCGTCTCCACTCCATAATCCCATTCGATCGTATCGATGAAGAAGTGGAAATCAATGAATTTACACCTGGGTTGACTGACTGATTGACTGATTGAATTATGTCTGCCCGTGATCACCTTTCCTGGGATATTGATCCCCAAACTCGCTCTGCAACCTCAGTTTTCAAGAAAAGAATATACCAGAGAGGAAATGCAAGAGATGGAAGGCGTTTAACTTGCATACAATTTGTGAATCGCAGGTACACTGCTGAACATGGCGGTTGTGCTTATGAAACTGTATTTGCACACTATGATGGAGATAAGATTGCCGAATTTATTAGAAAACATCAATATACTGATGGCAGATATAGCACCAATAAGCAACCAACAAAGTTCTTGAACTTGCGCCCAGGGAGTATGGTGCCAGGGGAAGATGGTAAGTATCAGGAAGCACAGATTGACAATAAAATGTCCGATAATCAACACTCCCCCTTGCACACCCCTGATCGGGTTGGCACAATACGAGTAACAGGCAAAGATCGATCCTGTTCATTTTTCCACTAATCCTATCAGATTATGTTCATCCCTACCGAGGACCAGACCAAACTCACTCCCGATGAATGTGATGCTATTCATGCAATCATTCTCGCTATGAGTGAATGTAATGATGTGCGACTTAATGAGATTGAGGACTTTTTCGGAGTTAGATTCCGTAAAGTTTCACAGAAAGTTGGCGCACAAGCAAGTAAAGTTGATCCAGATGTTTCTAAACTAAATGAGTTTTGTCGGAATCATTTTGGAAGAATCCGTATGACTCGGCGTTTGAATAAGATCATCGAGGTGATTGCATGAGATTTAATCACTGGGCACTTTTTTAAGGTAAGTCCCAGGTCACACAGGTCAAGACGGAAGATGCCGAGGGGGCATAATTGTCCCCTTTTTCTTTGTAAACAATGCTTTTCTATTTCGATGGGGTCCAGAGAAAAATCTTCCCGTGAACGACGCAATGAACTGATCAAACAACATGGACTGGACATCACAAATGCGAGAGATCGCAGAAAAATTGCAACTCTCATGCAGCAGCAAAAGAAGAAAGAAAATAGTGAGATCTGGATGAAGGACATCCGTTCAAAGATTCATTAAACTGATTATGCAATTCCAAGTCACACAAATTGAGTTTGATTTTACTGACGATGTGTTTCCTGATGAAGCACTGCCAGTAGAAGAACAAAAACTAATTGTTGCAGAAACTTGTAACACTATTTGGGAAGCAGACGATGATGATGATCTCATTGAAGAAATTACATCATCAACAGGTTGGTGCATCAATTCTATTGAATTTGTAAATGTTCTCCGCTAATTAAACACATTGACTTTTGAAGAACTTAAAATCCTGGTATTGCTATTATCGCCAGCAATGCTAATGTCTGTTCTGATCCTAATCACTTTCGCTGCTGAAACCTATGACTGAAAAACAACTCGACACTCTCAAAGATAACTATGCCCTCCACATTGTGGATGGTATGGATCTGAGCGATCTCATCACATTTGCTGTTGAGAGTATTGCTCACAACATGGAAACATGGACAGAGGATGAAATCAAGGGAGAGATCCTTGATCACTATGGCGAAGAAACTCTGAATGTTCTCCTCGCTAAATGATAGTCCAGGTCACTCACCTGCTCCCGCGTCCTGTTATACTACAAAGGTCGGTATCGGGAATGGTCCTCTCGGCATCGCTCCGTTTGATTCGCAGAGTGCGCTCATGAGCGCACTTTTTTTTGTCTTTCAATACTTCATGTTCCAATTTACGTGGTGTCACAACAACACTGGCAAACAATCTGAGACCCTATTATATTAAAAAAGTCAACCAAAGGAGCATCGTGGGCACCAGAGCACGAATTGCGTTCACTGATCGCAGCGCAAAAGTTTTCACTTCTGCTTATCATCATTGGGATGGTTATCCTAGTTGGTTGGGTGCAAAATTGCAGGAGCACTATGGCAACAGGGTTAGAGCGACAAAACTGGTTGCAGGGGGGGATATGTCATCATGTTGGACAAATAAAAGATGGCAAAAAAACGGTTGTGGCATCGAAGTTTCCGATTATGGTCCCCAGTATTATACAGATCGGGGAGAAAAGGCAGATGCACAAATCTGTTTAGGGATGGAGAAATTGCTGGAATTGTGTGAACAAGATGGCGTAGAGTATTTGTATGTCTACAAACCTTATTCTGGATGGAAATGCTATAACACAAGACAATATGATAAAAACTATGGTCAAACTGAACCCCTCCCCACTGTTTAATCAATGAAACACACTCTATGGTTTGCCGATAACACTGCACCTGATCTACCAGAAGGTCAGAGATATTATGGTCTTGACAGGATCTATCTTCATGGAGAGATAGAGAATGTGGCAGGATATGATTTGATTGTTTCACTTACTGGATTTGATGTAGAGACAGGAGTTTATCCTGTTGTGATTAACGCCGATGGAACAACATACGGATGCACTGCTTATATTTGGCAGATTGGTGATTTTCCCCAGGGTTATGTTGTTCTCAATACGGATAAAGATTCAAATAAATTTGCATTTGATAGATTTGCTCAAAAATCCGAGCGTATTTGATGCTACTTGTGCCAATTATTTAAGTGGCATTATCATCTACGCTATTCCGCTGACCTTGGATACTATATCTAAGTCAAGCGGTTATGTTTCATGAGACATCGGACTTTCTACATCTCAAGCGGTCAATCGTACCGCAGTTCATCTTTCTCCTGTCCTCGGTTGACTGCCGAGGACAGGTGGTACTTGCGGAAGACGAGCAGGTATGTTGATCGTACCTGGGTCTTCTTCTCTCGATGGGAAGACGACTTCCGGATTCTTCACAATCCGGTGTTTACCTGATCCACGGATCTGTGGATGTAGTTGAATTTCAACTACATCCATTTTACTCACTCAGGAGATTTTATGTCACTCTTCAGACAAGGTTGGAAAGCAGAAACCAGTTTCGGTGATGATGTAACCGCGCTTCACATGAACACCCGTTCGGTATATCGCTTCAAGGAGAATAGTGACTTCGCTATCACACATTCTGCCCCGTATGTTGGCGATGAAAGTGTAGATCAATTTGCACTTACTTTAACCGCAGTAACTGCATACCATGACAACGGAAATGTTTTATCTCAAGTCACAAAAACACTGGGAGTTTATGATACTTGGTTAGAGGCATATTACCATGCTTTTGATCTTATTCTTCAGAAATCTGGAAAGATAAAAGCACCGAATTGAAAGAGTAAAGAATGTGTGCCACTCGAACCTGTGGCACACCCACTTCCCCGGTTTCCCTGGGACTGCTATTCTATTCATAAGTCAAGCGATCCTCCACGGATCATTGGACTAAATCTCAAATTTATCAAAGGACCATTTCATGTTTACATCCAGAGAGATTCGCCTCGAAGATGTACGAGGTCAATTCGTTGATGTTTATGAAGGAGAAACCGTCAAATTTACATTTGATGCCTCCAATTTTTATCGCAATTCTTTCAACGACACTCCAACTCCTTTTTACAATCCAGAAGTAATTGATGTGGATATTGATGGTCCTAAAGGATCAAGTTGGTTTAGGCACAAACCAGGCGATGTAATTAGGATGATTAGTGGTGGTGAAATAGATTCTATTGATTTAAGTTCTTATCCTACTCCTCATCATATTGCACCCCCAGGTCCACCAATTCTTTTTAATTGGTCAAGAATTGATGAGAATGGTGTCGCTTCCTGGGAATATACATTTGGAGAAGATGATATTATGGAGGGAGATAAAGTTTCTCACATTAAATCTAACGGATTCTATGACTCAATTAGTCCCAATTTATCTCAACCCGAAGTAGTTGATTTCAATCTTGTTTTGAGAGACACAACAACTCTAGAACCCATTCCAGAACCCACTCCAGAACCCACTCCAGAACCCACAGTTGATGATGTAGCAGTAGAAACTGTTGGTCCTTATGTTCCCCCAAGTTATGAAGTGAGACAAGAACATTTGGTGCCTATTCGAGAATTTGTTCCCGCCCCCCCGCCAAGGATGACTGCTTCGCCAGACAGCAATGAACTGCCAGAGATTGCTGAACTTCCAGAAGATGATTTTACAGAAATTGAAGTAGAAACTAATGATGAGATGCTTATCATCGATGAGATGCTTATCATAAATGGTGGCGATGGTGTTGATTCTTTTGTGGGCGGATCGGGTGCTGACACTATTGGTATTGCCTTTAATGCTGATGTTGATGAACTTCC